AACCCCGTGGCGCTGTTCGCTGCTCGCGGTTCCCTGCCGGTGGTGGCATGATATGAGCATATCCTTGGGCACCAAAGACCCAAACGAGGTCCGCAACGTCACCTATAGCTGGATCGGTCGCCTCAATGGCGCGTTGATTGCTTCGGCTACTCTCGCGGTTGAGGACGGCACGGTAACGCTGTCCAATGTCGCCAACACGGACACGGGAATTTCCGCCACCATTTCAGGCGGATTGGATTGCGAGACGGCGACGATCGTTTCGACCATCATCACCGACGAAGCCGACCCTCAGACACTGGAACAGACGTTCATCATCCAGATCGTGGCGAACGCCTCCGCGCTCGGCCCTTCCACCTCCACCAAGCGCCAGATCGTTGAAATGGCCTATGAGGAATGCTCGCTCGCCGGCTACGAGTTCAACGTCACGCCGGAGGAGCTGTTCAGCGGCCTGCGCAAACTCGACGCGCTGATGGCACAGTGGGCGCAGTCGTCCAAGGATCTAGGCTACAACTTCCCGGCCACGTTTGGCGGCGGTGATCTGGAGGATGTTTCCGGCATTCCTGATGCGGCGATCAATGGCACCGCGATCAGTCTCGCCATGGCGATTGCTCCCGCGATGGGCAAGCAGATGAGTGCGGAATCTCGCGGGCGTCTGGCTAAGTCCATGGCCGTCGTCTCCACCATGTGCGCCAAGAAATCGGTTCAGGGATGGGCGCGCAATACCGTCTCCGGGGCAGGCAATCGGCGGTGGAGTTGGGGTTCGCCCTTCATGCCAACGGGCAGGCGCTGCTGATGGCTCGCATTCCGATCTTGAAGGGCATCTACGCCGATAGCGTGGGTGACTTCATCGAGAGCATTCCCGTCAACAGAGAGCCTGTCATTGTGGAGACGGGCCTGTCTGACGGCTATATGCGCGTCGCCCCCGGCATCACTGGCACGGCGCAAGGGAGTGGTGCGGATCGCGGTGGTATCAACTGGAACGGAACGCCATACCGCGTCATTGGCACGAAACTGGTCAGCATTGACGCATCTGGCGCGATCACCGAACTGGCGGACGTTGGCTCTGGCGGCCCCTGCTGGTTTTATTATTCCTTCGACTATCTCGCTGTCGGTTCTGGTGGGCGCGTCTATCTTTGGAACGGAGCGCTAACCCAGATCACCGATCCTGACCTCGGCACGATCATCGACGGCATCTGGATCGATGGCTATTTCCTGATGACGGACGGTGAATTCCTGATCGTCACAGAACTGAACAATCCAACATCGATCGATCCGCTGAAATATGGGTCATCGGAGGAAGATCCCGATCCGATCCTTGGTGTGATCAAGGTTCGGGGCGAGGCTTATGCCTGTAACCGATACACGACCGAGAATTTCCCAAATTCCGGTTCGACCGGCTTTCCGTTTGCGCGCAATAGCGGTGCGCTGATCCCGCTCGGCATTGTCGGCACCAGAGCAAAGGCGCTCTACCTCCAGAGCTTTGCATTTGTCGGGTCTGCCAAGGATGAAGCGCTGGGAGTATATCTTGCGGGTAACGGCGATGCGTCGAAGCTGTCCACCAAATTCATTGATGACGCGCTTGCGGCGCTCACCGACGAAGAGGCCGCCGCGATCCAGTGCGAGGCGCGTGTGGATTCCGACGAGCAGCGGTTCCTGGTTCACCTGCCCGACAAGACGCTGGTCTATTATGCGACTGCCTCTCAGAAGACGCAGAGCAAGGTTTGGGCGATCTATGCCTCTGGCGTGGAGGCCGACCAGGCCTATCGCGGGCGCAATGGCGTTCTTGCCTATGGCAAGCGCTGGGTGGGCGATGCAGACGGAAATGTCGGCTATATCGACACCACTACCTCAAAGCATTTCGGTGCGGTCACCGGGCGCAGGATCGATACCGCACTGCTCTACAATGAGGCTGGTCGGGGCATCATCAATTCTGTCGAGTTGAACGGCCTTCCTGGCCGTGCCCCCTTGGGCGCTGATCCTCGCATCTTCATGTCCTGGACGATCGATGGCGTGTCGTGGTCGCAGGAGCGGGCTGTGACGGCCGGCAGGGCGGGTGAACGCTCCGTCCGGTTGCAATGGCGTCCTAATATTCGCTTCAATCAGTGGATCGGCCTGCGCTTCCGTGAGGCGGATGACGGCATGGTCCCTTATGCCCGCTTGGATGCGGCCATACAGCCTTTGGGGGCCTGATGGCGGCTAACAGGCTCACGCGCCGGATGCTTGGGGAGTTTCTGAAAAGCCCCGAGACGATCAGGGCCTTTGAAAGCCTTGATACGGGCAACGCAGATCTTGAGGCTGTCGTTTCCCAGATGAGGGACGCAGCGGTTCTGGTGTTGAGCCTGACCGACGCTTTCACCAATCAGCGCGTAGTGACCTCCGATGGCGAGGTGGAAATCACGGACGGCGGCGCCGGCGGCAGCCTGACGTTCGGGCTTTCTGACACTGGCGTCAGCGCGGGTGTTTACGGGAGCGCGGCGCACACGGTACAATTCACCGTGAACGCCAAAGGGCGGCTAAGCCTCGCCCAAGCGCACGCCCTGAACAGCGACAATGTGACGGAAGGGGTAACCAACCTCTTCTTCACGAACGCCCGTGCCCGCTCCGCCCTGAGCAGCGGCGCCGGGATGGCCTATGACAGCGCGACCGGCGTGATTGCTGCTGGCACCGTGCTTGCGGCTTATGCTGGCGGTGACACGCCGTCCCCTTTCACGCTTGGTATTGTAGATTCCGTGGACGCAGCAGCGTGGCGAGCGGCTATAGGCGCGGGAACGTCCACCGTCACCCCCTCCGCCCTCACCAAGACTGACGACACGAACGTCACCCTAACGCTGGGTGGGACGCCTTCCACGGCGCTTATCGCAGCCACCTCGCTTACCCTTGGCTGGGCAGGGACGCTTTCGGTCGCCCGAGGCGGAACGGGGGGCGGCTCTGCCTCGGGCACTCTGCTCGACAATATCAGCGGCTTTGCGTCTACGGGCCAAATCGTCCGCACTGGCGCGGGCTCCTATGCCTTTCGAACGCTGACTGCGCCAGCAGCGGGTATCACGGTATCGAACGGCAGCGGCGTATCAGGCAACCCAACACTTGCCCTCGCGGATGATCTGGCAGCGCTTGAGGCCCTGTCGGGTACGAACACGATCTATTATCGCTCGGGCGCCAGTGCATGGTCGGCAGTCACGATTGGTAGTGATTTATCCTTTTCCGGGGGGACGCTGACTGGTGCCACTGGAACTGGCACAGGCTCGATTGCAAGGGCAACCAAGCCGCAATTTACAAATACGATAGGTGTCGGGACCGCTGCATCCGCATCTGGGTCGGGCGTTTCTTTCCCCGCCACGCAATCCGCTTCCGCTGATCCAAACACGCTCGATGACTACGAGGAAGGGTCATGGTCGCCTGGTATCGCTGCCGGTTCCGGAACCTTCACCAACGTCAGCGCAACCGGCGAATACACGAAGATCGGTAATCTGGTCACGGCATCGGTCGAGATTGTTATCACCACCAACGGAACCGCCGCAGGTTTCATTACATGCAGCCTTCCTTTTACCAGCAGTGCCGTGATGGGCAAGATAGGCTGGGGGCGAGATGTGACGACTGGCCCGATGCTTTCGGCTACGGTGGATGCGGCCAGTTCGTCCATGCTCATCGTAAGGTATGACAACGCATATCCGGGAGCCAGCGGGCGGACGCTGCGCGCCACTATAAGTTACACCGTATAAATGCAGCGCGACCAATCGCGGCTTCCGCTTCATCTTCATGTATCAGATCATCTGACCTACAAAGCCTTAATGGCGGCTTACCTGTAGTTTCGCCCACTGTTCCGCAAACGCGCGCGGGATAGCTTATGGGTCTTTTTTCTCTTGTTGGCGGCATTCTAGGCGGTAACTCGCAAAAGAAGGCTGCGAAGGCGGCGGCTGACGCCCAAGTTAAAGCCGCGCAAATGGCGATCGATGAACAGCGCCGCCAGTTCGACACCACGCAGGATAATTTTGCGCCCTATCTTGGATCTGGCACTGCCGCGCTGGACCAGATCAATGGCCTGCTAGGCATCTCCAACCCCGGTCAGACGAGTTGGGGGGCTTATGTTAACGCAAACCCAGACATTTTGTCTGAATGGAACAACGTGGTCTCTAAGTCCGGTAAGTTCTCCGACATTGGTGACTATGGAAAATATCATTACGACACTTTTGGCCAAGGTGAGGGGCGTGATATATCCCCGTTCACCACTGGCGCGAGCGATGGAGTTCAGGCTCAGCAGTCAGCGATCGACAATCTGAAGGCGTCCCCGCTCTATACCAGCCTCTACCGCAATGGACAGGATGCGCTCTTGGCGGCAGGGTCCGCGACCGGAGGCCTTCGTGGCGGCAATATGCAGAACGCGCTTGCCAACTTCGGTGCGGACACGCTGTCTCAGGTTATTCAGCAGCAACTCGCCAATCTCGGCGGCATCGCCAACATGGGCATGGGTTCGGCTGGGCAGTTGGGGCAGTTCGGGGCAAATATGGCCAACCAGGTCGGAACGCAGTTGAACAATCAGGGGCAGGCCAGAGCCGGCGCGAAACTGGCGATCGGTGGCATCAATGCGGCCAACTGGAACAATGCCGGCAACTTCCTCGATAGCGCCGTCTCCGCATTCATGCCTGGCGGCGGTGGCATAAAGGCCCTTCTCTGATGCCTGAGCCTTATAACTATGCTGGCATCCTTGGCCAAGCGCAGCAGCTTGTTCCCAATCTTCTGGATCAAGAAATCCAACGGTCGTTGGGGCGCGCGCAAGTGGAGCAGGCGCAGGCGCAATCGATGGCGTTGCGGCAGAAGGTGGCCGCCGATGTTGCCGAACGCCAACAGCAAGAGCAGATGCAGCGCGAAGTCGGTGTGGCCCTCCAGAGCAGCGACCCATCGGCCATTTCAAAGCTGATCGCCCGATATCCGCAGTTCAAGGACGCGCTCAAAACCACCTATGACCAGATGGACGGCCTCCAACAGCGCTCAGAGTTGCGTCAGGTGGCGGGCGTCTGGTCCGCCCTGAACGCGGGTAACACCGATGCGGCGATCAAGCAGCTTGAAGGCCGGATTACTGCCGACCGTGAGGCGGGCCAAGATACGTCCGACGACGAAGAGCAGCTTGCCATGCTCAAATCTGGCGATCCCAAGGCCATTAACAGCGTCAAGGGGCGGCTTGGGCTGTTCATGGCATCGGTGGTGCCTGACAAGTTCTCTTCCGTGGTCGAGCAGCTTGGCACGGGCAACGAAGGCATGCGCAAGGGGCAGGTCGTCGGGCGCGCCATTGGCCATTATGACGAGAACGGCAATTGGGTGACGGATTACCGCGACCCGGATCCCGGCTTCACGCTCAGCGAGGGGCAGACCCGCTTTGAACCGGGCGGCGTTGGTGCGGGAGGCGGCTCGTCGGGCGGCAATTCTCGCGGCGAGCGAAACGGCAACCCCGGCAACATCAAGGACGGCCCGTGGGCGCAGGCGCAGCCGGGCTACATCGGCAGCGATGGCACATTCGCGAAGTTCGCCCCCGGCGCAGGCGCAGCGGCGCAAGAAAAGCTGCTTGCGGACAATTACGTTGCGAAGGGCTTCAACACGCCCGCATCGATCATCAACCGCTACGCCCCTGCTGGCGAGAACAGCGGCGCGTCGATCTCGAACTATATCGGCTATGTGTCGCGCAAGTTGGGCATCGGTGCGAACGATCAGGTATCGTCCGCTCAGGTTCCGGCGCTGGC